GGGGACTCCACTTTAACCTCTAGGACTTTTATGAAGATCTCCTTTTCCCTCTCTGAGCTTGAGAACTATGCACTCAATGAGACGCGTTTCGACGCGTTTCGTGATTATGCTCGTTCACGCCTTGGCCTTGTCGTGGGCGACCGTATGGACGCCTTCGACACCATGGACTTCCTCAAAAAGGGGGAGTTCGGCATGTTTGTCGTAGATGGCAGTCTGTGTATAAAGCTCAAGGGTACAGATTTCAATCTGGACCTTGTGCAGCATGCAATTTCAACAGTTATCTCCTTGCAAAACTTCAAGTTCTTCCATGCGACCTTGGCCGCACAGAATGAACCGAAAGCCCGCCGGGCTGTGGCCTCCGAGGTGCAAATGCTCCTCGACCACTTTAAAGATATGCTGTCTAAGACTGAGTGGTAGTCCCCTTCGAATCAAGGGATTTTTCTTCTCATATCCGGAGTTGTTCTCCGTTCTTATGAGACACCCACAGGAGTAAACCCATGGAGCCTCGCATACGTAGTCAATATGACATCACGCCGTCTCAACCCGTAACAGTGACAGCCTTTAACGGTGTTTGTCCGACCTTCAGTTGGTCGGCCCCAAACACCATTGGCACATCACTGCAAGGGCGGCGGCGTGCAATGATCGACTACGTGGTTCCGCGCTTTCACAGCCGTCGTAAAAATGGAGAGAAATTCTTCAATGATATGACGAAAGAGGAAGTAACGGTTAGCGAGGGCGGTAGCGGAATTCACACTCAAAACGTGGTCGTCTCATGCGCTCCCAGCACTCGTGCTGAGAACAAAATTGACGGCCCGCTGGTCTCGGTTATCACACCGAGATTATCGGCGAATTCCTACGGGCACAAGTTGCCCCTACTCGTAGAGTCCTTAACGGCAAGTGAAATACTTGCCGCACAAAGGCGTGCCTCCACGGAAGTTTTGGCGAAAATTGGGACCGGTTCCTCAGAAATGTGGGAATCCGTCGCTCAGTACCGCCAGACGATAGAACTACTCGGCAACCCCCTGACGCGCGTCGCAGAGCTCTCAAAGAGACTGCTCAACAGCGCACTGCGGGGTAATGGCAGTCGACAACTTCTCAAAGAAGTCACCGGCGGCTATCTTTTGTATAGGTACGGCATTCTGCCGGCTATGAAAGATATCGAGAACATTCTGTCTAGCCTGACCAAGGAAGTAGGCTTCAAAGAACAGACGAGTCGAGCTTTCGAGCGGATTAACACCCACTCTTTTGCCTCAAGTGCGTACGATAGTGTCGGCTTCTACACCAATTGGCTTCGCCAATCGGATGATGTAGTGTCGATACGCGCGATGCACTTGGACAAGGGCTATATTAGCTTTGCTAATAACCTTGGTTTCGACTTCAAAGGGCTGGTATTACTACCTGTCCAGTTAACGTCCTACAGCTTTGTAGCTGATTGGTTCTTCAACCTTAGTTCCTATATTAAGGCCACGATACCAGCTTTCGGGTGGACCCCTATCGGCGGCTGCTTGGTTACCACGCGTGTTACTTCGACGAGTTATACTCTTCAAGGCACCGTGAATAAACAACCAACAGTGGCGAGCATTCTCAAAGCCCCTTCCGGGGCTAGTGCAATTGTTCGTCAGTCGGTCACACGTCAGCCTCTCCTCCCTGCAAGCTTCGAGATCGAGTCGGACTTTAAGTTCGACAAGTTTACACGAGTAGCAGATGCGGCGAGCCTGATCGCGCAACGTTTGGTAAGGGTCAGCAATCTTGTTGGCCCCCAACCAAACCTCAGTGCCTTCCAGTCTAGGAAGGCATATAAGCGCTGGGCTGAGCAGCCCGGCGTCCTTTAAACTAACCTTTGAAAGGGTCTTTTATGACCTTCACCGTCAACGCCAAAACCTATAGCGCCGATGCCATCCAGAAGGATGCCGTGGGCTACGTGGGACCTGCAAACACCTTGTCCGTTAAGGACCAGTTGCGCATGTCCCGTGTGGCTCCGAAGCCTACCTCTCTGTTTTCTGGTGTCGCTCGCGTAGAAGCAAAGCTGACCCGTACGCTCACGCTTACGGGTGCACTCACGCCGACGCATGATGGGATCTTCGCAGTCCCCATTAGCGTACCGGTGGGTGCGGCCTCTGCAGACGTCGATGCAATGTGTACTGACATGGGCGCTTTTATCGGCTCTGCCGCATTTAAGACCTTCGTCAAGCAGCAGCTGATTAACCAGTAATGGTTGGCCAGTAGCTTCATGATGAAGTTTGCCCTCTCGGTGATCAGCATTCTGCTGATCGTCATCGTCGTACTCGTTGGGATGGTTTTACTATCCCAATATACCAAGGAAAATCGCAATGGATTCCAAGGCGCATCGAAAATACCAACAACTTCGTCGTCAGACAAAGTTGTTGAAGGCCAGCAGTTTTAGTTTTTACACTAAGCTGCTTGGTCGTTTGTTGGAGGCCCATCGCCACCACGAGTTCCTGAAGCCAATTTCCGACGCTCTACGCGCACGGGATTGGCCTAGGGTTTATCGGGAGGCCGATTTCTTATCTGCACAGAAGTATGCAGACGCTGATACGCATCTCGCAGCGAATCAGATCGCACTACTAGTTAAAAAGTACCCTTGGGACTCCAAGCTCGTTGAGCTTGACCCAGAGAGAGCTGCCCTTGCGTCGTTTGCTGCCGGTGAAAACCGGTGCGAACGCGTCAATCGGAAGTTCTCAATCTTACAAATCGACCCCTCGCGGGATAGGTTTCGTAAGGAGAGTAAGATCGCTATGGCTTGGATACGGGCCGTTATTGGTTCCGTACCCAACTATCGATCTATTGCTAGGAAGTGCGAATTTGGGCAAGGCGCAAGCGTCGGGGTTCACGGAGATGCCACTCACGTCCTTAGAAAACTTTCTTCGGAGCAAGAGTGGACCGTGACCCCCGGTGCGCTACACCACGGATTTGCAGGTTTGATGAAAAACCCCCACTATCTCGAGACCTTGCTGGACTCGAGGGTGTATAGTGATGGGCTAGTAATCTACTGCTACGATTACAAGGCTGCTTTTGAAAAGTACCTTGCGCGGATTCGCGTGGTGAACAACAACAAACTTAGCTTCGTGTTGAAAACAGCTAAGACCCATCGGTCAATAGCAACAGAAGCTATGCTAACGGGCTATTACCAGAAAGGTATCGATGAAGAGCTTAAGGGGTTTCTCCTTAGGTTTGGACTTGACCTGACTGATCAGTCCGTGAATCAGATGATGGCCCTAGCGGGCTCATTGGACGATTCAGAAGAAGGCTTCGTGACGATTGACTTGCGTAATGCTAGCAATAGCAACGCTCGTGAACCGGTACGATACCTTTATCCTCGCGACTGGTTTTACCTCTTTGAGAGGACTCGCAGTCACTACTATGAACACGAAGGGGTTGTAAAACCCTACAGTATGCTTTGTAGTATGGGGAATGGCTTCTGCTTTCCTGTCGAAACGATTACGTTTGCTGCTATTTGTATTTCTTGCGGATGTGGCACCCCGGGAGTAGACTTTACTGTCTACGGGGATGACATCATCATTCGCAAGAAACATAGCGCCAAGGTTCTCAGCATGCTGAGACACTACGGCTTCCAGGCAAACGTCGATAAGACCTTCTTAGAGGGTCCCTTTCGTGAATCGTGCGGCTCGGATTGGTTCAACGGTGTGGACGTTCGTCCCTTCACCCTTGATTTTGCTTTCGACTCAGTCGAAAACTTCTTCAAGTACCTTAACCTAACTCAGCGTAGCAAGAAAGTCTCAGACTTCTTTGCTCCGGTACGCGAATTCGTTACGAATTCCGTGCCAATCGAATTCCGATTCTTCCGTCCCCTTCAGGGGGAGGTCGATTCCGGAATCGATTCGTTAGGTGATGAGCACCTGACCTCTCCACATTGCAAATTCCGTAAGGAAAACGCGACGTGGGAGTGGAAAGAGCTTGTCAGAACACCTCTGATCGATAAAGATCGTATCAAAAGGTGGGGACATGAGCCCTGGCTCATGGGTGTTGCGATGCGAGGATCAACTCCTGTGCCTCACGGCGAGGATATTGTTGGTCTTCCATCGGTCACTTTCCGGCGTAAAACCCGGACGGAGGTAGCTCGTAAGAGCTACTCGTCAACCAGTAACTGGTTGCCGACCCACGCGTACACTTTTGGCGGGCGCGTGGTCTGCTAATTACTCTCAGCGAAAGCCGGAGTTCTTAACAGTTGGGGGTTTAACTACCTTAAAAGGGG